TGTACGAGGAGCCTGGCAAATGGATGCCTGGACAACTCAAGCAGAACTGGTCTTACACCGAGCCGGCATTGGCCGATGACGATGGTATCACCAGGAAAGGCGTGCCCATATTGGCCGGGACCGCAGGGGATGCCAACGAGAATGGAGATGACTTAAAGGAATTCTGGTACGGCGCCGAAGGCTATGGGCTCATAAGGTATTTCGCTGCCGGGTGGAGCGGGTTTATGATTGACGATGACCTTGGCAACGAGAATGTTATTGAGGGCATAAAATACATCTTGAACGAAAGGGAGAAGAAGAAGCGCCAATCAATGCGCCGGTACTACGACTTTATTGTTCAGTACCCCCTTGAGCCAGAGGAAGCGTTTATTCAAGTGGGTGAATCGCCCTTTGACACGGAGCTGATTAACAACAGGATTGCTTATTTAGACAACAACCCCTCAATGACCAAGCGTGGCTTGTTCAGAAAGTCAAACGACAATGTGGTCTTCATCCCCAAGGAGGACGGACCAATCATGATTATTGAGGAGCCGAAGAAGGGGTGCATCTATGCAGCCGGGTGTGACCCTACGGATGGCGCCAAAGATGGTGGCGTAGGTTCTGACCTGTCCTTTTTCATTGCCAAAAGCGCGTCTTACGATTCCGAATCCGTGGAAAATGGGGCTATTATGCAGTATACGGACAAGCCTAAGGATATGAACGAGGCTTACGAACAATGCGCTCTAGCGCTGGAATACTACAGCAAATACACTGTTTGCACGGTTCTCATTGAAAGAAACAGAGCCCGGATGATATCTTATTTCGAGGACAGGATGCTCCATAAGTATTTGGCCAAGAAACCAAGCAAGGTGGGTAAGCTTATGCGACCCGGAACCACCATCGAGTACGGCATCTATATGGATGAACTCGTTAAGGATCAGATGATTGGGTTGATAGACGATGATGTAAATGCTAACATTGAGCAGTACCACTTCGTTGATTTGTTGTCCGATATGTGCAATTACAGCCCGAATAACAAGAAAAGAAAGTACGATAGGGTTGACGCTTGGGGCCTAACTTTGATTAATTTACGAACGGCATCCAAAAGTCGTTTGTTAAGAAAAAAGACGGATTCCAATCTTTTTGCAGGGTTGGACTACGTTATGAGTAAAGACGGAAAACTACAACGTAAATGAGCGCAACAGCCATACAGACCACATTCCCCAATATGTGGGTAGAGGATAGCAAGAAAGGCGAAGACTACCACAAGCAGGCCATCTTGGCTATTTTGGGGCAAACTGTTGCCAACGGATACATCCCCAACCTGTACATCGCTATGGACAGGAGCATGAACTTTTACAATGGGGACTACGACATTTCGAAGAAATTTGACTTTTTGCAGAAGGACTACAACGGAAGGAGCCTCCCGGCTTTGTGGATTAACTTTAACAAGATCCGCAACAAGATTAACTTGCTAGAAGGCGAGGTAGCTGTTCAAAAACTGGATGTAAGTTGCAAGACATTGAATCGTGACGCCGTGTCACGGAAGATGAAAAAGCGCTCTAGCATCATTGCTGATAAGATTATGATGTCCATCATTCCTCAGATTGACCCATCTGGGGAGCTATTGCAGGTTAAGGATCCGGATTTTGTTCCGTATTCTGAAGAGGAGTTGGATTTGTATATGCAATCCTCCTACAAGGAACCCATTGAGAGAGCTATGGATTCTATCTTGAAATACGAGATAGAGAGAAACAAGTATGTCCAAACCAGGCTTTCATTTTGGAGGGATATCCTCATTACAGGTCGGGCCGTTGGCAAGCACGAATTGCGATACGGAAGACCACACATCCGAAGAGTTGACCCCAGGTACATCATCATTGACCCTTATGTCTTTGACGATAGCTTCAGCACAGCGTCATTTGTTGGTGAATGGAGATATGCCCCGGTAACGGAGGTTTGCGACACTTATGGGTTGACGCTTGAAGAGCTAGACAAAGTGAGGTTTGACCAAGGCTCTTGGCTTTGGGGAGGGTATTCTCAAAACGGGAGCAACTTTTTGTTGCCATACATAACGATCAACAACCAGTTTATGTGCTTGGTGTTTTATGCTGAATGGCGCGATATCCGTCAAGTAAGAGCCAAGGTGACCGTGGACCAATACGGAGGAGAACACGTCAAGATTCTCGGTAAAGACGATAAGACCAAGCTCACAGACAAGGAGAAACAAGCCGGAGCCAAGATTGAGGAGCGGAACATTGAAACAATCCGCAAAGCCACGCTCATTGGGTCAAGCATCGTCAAAGAGTGGGGCGAGATGAACAACATCGTCCGGGATAAGGTAGATAACCCGGTTAGAGCCGAGTATAGCTACACGATTATCTGTCCTCAGTATGTGAACTTTAGGGGTGTATCCAAGGTCGAAGAGATGTCTGCATTGCAGGAGTTTAAAGACCTCATTATGTACACGATACAGCAAGAAATGTCAACGGCTGGTCGTAAGGGCTTTATCTATGACTTGAGGTTTAAACCAGACAACTTGCAGTTGCAGGATGTGATGTACTACCTCAAGACTGCCGGTATTGCTTTCACAAGCAGCGGACAAGAGGGCGTCCCCCCAGCTGGTAACCCATTCCCGACCATTGACACGGGCATATCCAACTCAATCACGCTTTACCTAAACCTGGCTAGTTATATCGATATGGAGATTGATAAAATCTCCGGTATCAACGATGCTAGGCAGGGTTTTCAAAAAGCCGACTCATTGGTTGGCGTATCTCAGATGGCAGTAACTCAAAGTAGTTTGATTACACAGCCTTTGAACAAGGCCTTTGAGATCTTTGAAAACGAGATACTTCAAAAGTACGCCAACTATATCAAGACCATCTTCCCATTCATCAAAGAGCAGTATGAGCCGGTAATGGCTCAGATAAACATTGACGCTCTTGAGATAGATGAAGACGTTCCATTGCAGGACTACGGCATTTTTGTGAGGATCAATTCTGACGACATTATGAACAACCGTCAGAAGTTTGAGAACATGGTGATGACTGCTGTTCAAGCAAACAGCGTGAATCTAGCCGACGCGATGGTTCTGCTGTATACTCCGGATACCAAAGAGGCCGTCAAGAAGTTCTTGGCCCTTGTGGACAGGAAGAATGCCGAGCAACAAGAAATGGCTGCACAGCAGGCTCAGATGGCTCAGCAACTGCAACAGCAAAAGATGATGGGAGATACCGAAACACAAATTGCGGTAGACAGAGCCCGCTCCGGGAACAAAGGAGAGCTTCAGGTGTTAAGAGAACAGCTTAAGAACCAGACGATGCAGCAACAAGCCGAGCTTGATATGCTTAAGAAGGAACAAGAGCAGAATTTTCAGTTAATACTTGAAGCCCTCAAAGAACAAAAACCCCAATAATTTATGTCAGAAGAACTAGAGAACTTGGCTTTCGAAAAACTAAACGAAGGCCATCAGCCTCCTATTTTTGGAGAGCAAGAGAACGAACAAGTTGCGTTAAACTCCTTAGGGATTAACAATCAGCAACCAGCTCAACAAAACGAAGCCTCACAAGAGGAACAATTCGTAGATCCGGGCGAAGGACAACAGCAAGAAAACGACGAACCGGCAAACGAAAGTAATTCTGAAAGTGTTAATGCAGATGAGAACTCTAACCAAGATCTTAGTTTCGACATCGATCTTGACGAGGGCACCGAGGTAAAGCCTGACGATTTTGTCAGTAAGTACCGAGGCACTTTTGAAGAGCTCGGATTTGAGGACATCAGAAGTCAAGATGACTTCGTCACCAAGTTCAAGCAACTCAAGGGAGAGTTGGAAGAAGCGAAAGAGTCTTCCAAAACTGTCTTCGCCAATGACACGATTCGAGAGGCTAATGAAATCATGAAGCAGGGTGGAGATTGGGTAAGTTACCTCGGTCTCTCCTCTTACGATTACGATGGAATCCCCGATGTGGACCTTTTGTCGTATGAGTTGCAATCTGACTTTGACACAAAGGAAGAGCTTAATGATTACATCGCCTCCCTTGACGAGACCCAAATTCGCCTTAACGCGAAGAGGATACGAAAGGACCTCAAGGTGCAACAAGAGACTCAGAAGCAGGCTATCGCCATGCAGGCTCAACAACATCAGAAAGCTTATGATGAGAGTTTGCGTAAGGCGATAAACAGCGTAGATCGGGTTGACCGTGTTGTAGTCAAGGACCACGACAAGGCCAGAATCGAGAAGATGCTGACAAGTTATAACGACAAAGCCAAAGCGACTGAGTTTCAAATTAAGCACTTCTTGAAGCCCAACGGAGAGCCGGATTTTCCTAAAATGGTGCAAAGCGCCTATAAACTGGAAATGTTCGACAAAGTACTTGAGTATGCGACACGCAGTGCTAAGAACTCAGGGAAAGCATCGGTAATCCAAAATCTGTCCAATGTGGAGAAACCAAAGACAACCAATGTTGTCAGTACGACCCCACGGAAGGCATTGTCAATCGTAGAATCTGAAGTTGAAAGGCTTATGAAAGGTGAAAAACCACTATTCTAAAACCTTTAATTCTTTAAAAAGACATGGCTTACATTAATACAATTAACCCGAATAACGCCCCAGGTGCGGTAACGGGTGCAGTAAACGCTGGGAACGTTAACTCCCAATATGTTTTCGGGAACATCCAAAAACCCGATTTTAGTGATTACATCACTTATCGTTTTCCTCAATACACCATCACGACTCTTTTGAATCGTATTGGTCGTAAATCTCCTGTTGTCGGTAACGACATTTTCAGTTGGTTTGAAAAAGGTAAGTTCCGTAACCCATTCACTGTAACAGGTACCGTAACTGGTGGTGGCACATCAGCCTTCTCATTTAACGTTAGTGCTTCAGTTTCCGGAACTCCCTTGCTAACTGGAGACGTGATCCGATTTGAGGGCGGTGACTTAGCAGTTGTAACCGCTAGTACCATGCTTTCAACCACTGGTAGCGGCGTTGTTTCAGCATTAACAATTGATGGTAATGTTCCAAGCGTTACAGTATCTGGCGGTCAACGTTTGTCGCATGTGTTCAACATTCAGACTGAATACTCGGATTCTCCTTCTGGTCGTGTATGGCAAGAAACTCAAGTTAACGAGTATTTGGCCATTATGCGTCGAGCAGTAGTATGTTCTACAACGCAGGGCTCTAACATGAAGTATGTGAAGAAGTCTGAAAGCGAGTGGTCCTATTACTACATCAACGAGATGGAGACCATGCAGGAAATGGCTATGGACCGCGAGATGTACATCTTGACATCCAAAGCTAGTGTAACTCAAACTACTGGCAACGTGTTCCCAAGTGGCGGTACTCAACGTTTAGCTGGTAACGGTATCATCCAAAAGGTCACCGCTGGTGGCGTAGTTGGTACCTACTCTTCTGCTATCGCAGAGTCAGACCTTGCCGAGCAAGTTCGTTTGATGTGCTTGAACAGCTCCGGAAACGAGTTCACCGTTCTTTGCGGTAGCCAAGCCTTTGCTGACGCTCAGTTCGCCTTGCGCGACTACACCTTGAATGGTGGAATTAGCTTCGGCACATTCTCTGGCCCTGGTATTATGACCGGTATCAACATCACTCAGTACAAGTTTATGGACAAAATCCTAAACTTCGTGTTGTACTACCCATTCGCTAACCAGGCGTTGTTCCCAACCCCTGTATCTAGCGGTATCAACTGGGATAAGGCGATGTTGTTCTTGAACATGGGTACCGATGATCGCGGTAATCCGCTCATCAACTTGCGCTATAAGCAAGACCTACTCGGACAGAGCCTTGAGTTCCGTCGCACTGTACAGAGCGGTATCACCAGCCCCGAAAGCGGCACCGGTGTTGAGCGCTCTAACGGTAAGGATGGCTTCACTGTGGACTTCTATTCGTCCATTGGTGTAGAACTCCGTGCGGCCAACAACCACGGCCTGCTGTACGCTGCGTAAAGACAGCGGTTCTATGTGCAGAAACCCTCGCCGAAAGGCGGGGGTTTTTGTTTTTGGGAACTATCGTATTAAAGTCGTGTTATTGTGTTAAATTTTAAAAACTATGGCAATTTCAAGTAAAGATTTCGTATTGTTTCTTCTTAAGCCAAATAACGGAGGAAGCTTTCATTTTTCAGAGTACAAGACCCTAGATGGTCAAGTTCATCGACTCGTTGAAACCATTCTGCCTGATGGGAGAACAAGGTACAAACGTTTTCATTTCAACTTAGATGAACCTTTTTCGGTTCACAGGTCAAACAAGGAGTTGTTGGATTTCCTGGAAAACCACCCAAACAATCCGGAATCACCCTGGTTTAATGGCAAGACTTTGTTCTACAGACTTCAGCCGGAGCTTGAGTCACAAAAGCGCATTGAGGATAAGTTGTTTAACGCAAAAGTCCTTACACT